CTTTTAAGAACACTTTATTTCCTATTGCTACAATTTCATCACTAAGGGTTAAAGTAGCGTTATAACGTAAAAGAATAGGTTTAAGTGCTTCTAAGATATCCTCGGCACTTCTATACTTGTATTTGCCAAATGCGTTTACATTTGTCTTTGGTACTTTTAATTCATTTTGAATTTTTACTAAATTGTTTTCGGGATTGCTCATGATTTCTTTTTGGGTTTTTAGAATGGTGTGTTGTTTGAATCGTAAACGGTTTTTCCGTTACCGATGTAGCTTGCCTTAACTTTAGCAGCTCGTTCTTCTTTGGTTTGTCCAGTTGTTATGGATGCATCTTGTCCATACTGATTTGGTTGGTCGTTTAGGATAATACTAATGTCATAATACTCGGCTCCATTCTTACCAGGTTTGATTCTTGTTTTGTCTAACTTTGTTAGATCAATTGATGCTGCGATAATTTTACTCATGATTTATTTGGGTTTATTGGTTTATATTTTTTGTTCTAAAATGTCAAGTAAGTAGTTTAGTTTCTCCTCATCGGTAAAATCATTTTCTTTAGATATAAGCTCCACGTATCGGATTGCTTCATCTTTAAATATGTAACGATGCTCAGGATAATTAATATCTAAAACTAATAATTCGTTTGGGTACCAATGTTCTGTAAGCCAGCATTGATTATAACTACCGCTGGTGTAATCTTCAGGGTCTAAGTCGTACATCATATCTAAGTATTGAGTTGGTTAAACGTAAATAATTACTTGTTTCTATTCGCATTTGCATTTCAAGTCCGCATGTTATTTGTCCCTGAGCTGCTTGTTCTAATATCAAACTTTCTAGTTTAAATATCTTATCATAGGATTCCTGTATTTCTTTTTTCATATAAATTTTTTAATGTTTTGTTGAATAAATAATTCCATAACTTTTACTTGTTCAAAGTACCTAGCACGTTTTCCTGTAGAATTTCTAGGTAGATTATCAATATGTAATTTTAAACGATCGTTAAACATTTGTAGTCGGTTTAATTGGTCTATGTCAAGTTCGATATACATCATTGATTTACTGCTAAAGGGTTCATTTGTCGGCATATCGGATAGCTAAGAAACGTTCATATAGTTCTTTATTAAAGCTACCATTCTTTTGCCACCAATTAACAGCATGACAATATCGGGCCATGCACCATACTTGATTATCCATGTTTTAAAAGTTTAATTTCGTTTCTTAAAGTTTCAATTTTACCATCCATATAAGTAAGTTCTAAAGCATGAAGGATAATTTCACGAACTTCAGGAACATCATTAATATCGATATTAACTTTTAACAATGCACGCTTGATGCATAAGTAATGTTCGTTATTATAGTTCATGTTTCTCGTCTAAAATGGTTTTTAAAGTATCATGATAAGCAGTCATGTATTCAGCTTCTGAGCAATCATGTATATAGTCTGCATAATAAGCTCTAGATATAGGGCATAAACTAATTGAGGGGGTTAGTCCAGGTTCTATACATATACATTTATCTTCGCTAAATACTTTGTAATAAAAAGCATAAGACTTTCTAAACTTTGGAAGTTGGATGTCTACAACCTCAATAAATTCTTTTGTTGATTTGATTTCGATTTTCATGATTTGTTTTTTTTAGGGGTTAAAAGTCGTGAGTTGGGTAAACTTCAATTATTTGTTCTCCTGTGCTATCATCTATATAATAGGTGTATTCTCCGATTGTAATATATACAACGTTAGATGCTCTAATATCTATATTCATACAGCAGTGATGTTAAAGGTTTGTATTGTTTTAACTTTGTTCATCATTACAACGTATGCATAAAGTCTGCAATCTTCAATGGTTTCCCATTTAGTAAATTTTGTAAAAGCAATACATTTATCGCAATCCAGGAATTCAATTTTAAATTTTTTCATGATTTCTTTTTGTTTGGGGGTTAGTTATTATACAGTTTTTCAGATGCTGCACCCTGTTTTTATTATTATATTTAATTAGTTTAAAATTATTAATTTTGAAAATGATATTTTGCCATTTGACTGACCTTTAAATTTTGGTCTATCATAAGAAAATGAATATTCTTTATTGTAAAAAAATTGTGTATTAAATTCAGCACCATTATCTTTAGCAGCTTTATCAAATAAATTAACTATTGAATTAAAAACACTTGGATATTTTGTAATATAATGATCATGTCTATATTTTACACCATCATTAGTTATACAAATTTCACCTTTAGTATAATTACAAATAGATAAAATAGTATTTAATAATTTTTCTGTATTGTTTAAAGTTTCTGTAGTTGTCATGATTTCTTTTTTTTAAGTTATTAATATATTGTAAAGGTAAACTTATTTTTAATATCTGCAAAATAATTTAATGTTTATTTTTACTTTTATATGTAACTACTTGATTATCAAAGCAATTATTTTTTGCTCTCTTCTTATATTTTGATGTTTTTTCTATAAATTTTGTTTTACCAATCATAATATATTTTATTTGATTAGTTTTAATTTTATAGTAAATGGCTTGGTGGCTTACTGAATGTAAGGTTGCGAACTCGCTAACTGATAATAAATCTTTCATATTGCAAATTTACAAAATAAAATTGATACTTGCAAAATAAATTTAATATAATTACATTTGTCAATCAAATCAATAATCGATAAACACTTCGCGGATAACTATACTTATTATAAAAGTGTATGTAAGCGTTATTACAATGGTCGGTACTTAGCAGAAGATTTATTACACGAACTTTATATAAAACTTAGCAACTCGAACCCCGAACAAATAGAAAGGTATCACAAAGCTAATAAATTAAATTGTTTAGGGTTATTAATTATTAAAGATTTATTTCGTCATCGGACTCAAAAGCTATTCCACATTGATGGCAATACTTCTAATTTATTTGAAGCAGCAAACTTTGAGGTATTAGACTTTAAACAAGTGGATGAGGAGTACTTTCAAATAGATGAAATCTTAATTGATAAAATAAAAAATTGTATCTTTGATGGGTTACTAAACCAGGATCACGATATTGAAGTATTTGTAATGGCTCAAATCGAACCATTATATAGAATGGAACAAAGAACTAAAATAAATCGGAGTAGCTTAAAGAAAGCTTACGAGAATGCAAGAGTTAAACTTAAAAACCAATTAAAATGAAAACAGAAAACTTAAATCACATTAAAGAAAACGTTGAACTATTTAGAGTATGGGTAGCTAACAACGAACATCTTCAAAACTCAATGGATGTATTACAACCTGTAATTGAAGTTTACAACGAAGAATTCCCACAACAAGCTATCGGACTATCGAATTGTAAAGAATGTTTATTAGATATGTTACGTTGGGCCATCGGACTAACTAAAGAAGAAGTTAAAAAGAAAAAAAATGAAATATAATTATATTACTTACACAACTTTAGTTCCAACATTTGACTGTTATACAAGTTCACTTATCGGAACATTCTATATTATACTGAATTAAATGGCAAAGACTAAAGAACTAACAATCAAAAAAACATTCGGTAAACGAAAAATCGGTAAGGCAAAGAAATCAATTTGTAAAAGAGATCGTAAAACTAAACCAAATAAAGGACAAGGATAAACTCTTATCGGAATAAACTATGCCTAAAAAATATATAGACACACCTGAAGAACTTTGGACCATGTTTCAAGAATACCTAAACTCTTTAGAAGTATTAGAAATGGAAGTACCTCACGTTAAATTAGGCACAGTAAAAATTCACACCCAAGAACCTCCAACTATGGAAGGTTTTAAATATTTTGGCTCTAACTACTTTGAAATCAAAGGCAAAGACAACGTTACAATTAAACACTATATTGATAATTCGAATAATTCTTATGATGACTATTGTACAATCGTTACACGCATAAAGGATTACATTTACAAACATAACTTTAGTAGAGCAGCAGTCGGAATATATAAAGAAAGTTTAATTGCTAAACAATTAGGATTAAGTGAAAAAATTATTCAAACCGTATTTACTGAACAACCATTATTCCCTGATAGACGAATTCCAAAATTAGATGTTTCTCAGAACCACAGCGATTGATAAAATACTTGAATTAACTAAATTTGTCAAAGGCATTCAAGGAGGTACAAGTGCTGGTAAAACATTTGGTATATTACCTATCTTAATAGACGATGCTGCCGAATATCCACTAACCGAAACAAGTGTTGTTGCTGAATCTATTCCACATTTAAAGAGGGGTGCAATCAAAGACTTTAAAAAGATAATGGTAGAAACTAAACGTTGGCAAGATGATAGATGGAATGGAACTGAC